CGAATAGTCCTAAATACGGTGGAGGCAGGTGCTCATCGTGAGCACTTGACCTCTTACCGAAACTACAGGTGTACAAAAACTTTTAAACAGGAGGCAGAGATGACAGACAAGAAACTAAGTTCGGAGCATGCGATTGTTTTCTGGGATAGCGTCAGGTGTCCACGGTCAGCAGTCGAAGAGGTCTTCGACAAGATTGGTTACAAGAAACACGTACCACAAGTAGACCACTACTCTGCACTCAAGAGGGTAGCAAAAGAGATATGCGGACCAGAGGATGGGAGCACTCGATTGTTTCCCCTGGCTGGTGACCTCAAGGATTATGTGGCAGTTGAGGTCCGACGATTCGAGAAGGGTAGCAAGAAGAACGACCTACCTTTCCTCTACTCAGTGGGTGTCAGTGAGGATAACAAGATTGTGATTCTCAACTATGACGCTATGGAATGCAGGACAATAGGCCAGAGTCCATACGGTCCCACCGATGAGGCCATCAAGACTATGGAACGGGAAGGCACTGCGCTATGGAATGAAGAGATTCAGTACATGCCAGCCCACGATTTGACCACCGCTATCTCTGCATTGGTCAAGGATCACAGTGGGTTTTTGTTGCGTGACACTGGCGTGGTCTGGTACATGCCAGTGGAATTGATTGACCACTATCAAACAGTGGCAACTGAACTCAAGCAACACAAGGTAGACATGGCTTGTGTTCGCTTCAGTCCTGTACTCAACGATGAACTATTAGAATTCGTCGGGCGTGAGTTGAAGACCCAGGCTCAGACCATGATCGACGGTCCTCTCGATGAGGTTGTGGACCTAGTCAATAAAGGCCAGAAGATCTGGCGATCAGACGGTCAGGCTAGCCGCATGGAAAAGGTATGCCAAGCCGAGGCACTAGTGCAAAGCAATAGCAAACTAGTAGGCGATTGGTCCGAGCATTTCAAACAGGCTGCAGCAATGGCGAAGACCCGCATCGCTGAGGCAGCAATCAAACAGCACTCTTAATCACCACTCTTGAAAGGAGAACATCATGAGTAATCAAGCAGCCTGGATATGTATCCAAGCAAAGCAGCCTACCGTTTTGGTAGGTGGTACGGGCGAGGCCAAGACAGCAATGGCCGTGGCCTGTGCCAAGACACTAGGACTGAAACCGTTTGTACTTATTCCTAGTCAGCATATGCCAGAAGATATTGGAGGCATACCACATATCGAAAACAAAAAGGCAATCATGGTATTCATGGATTGGCTACTCGATATGACAGGCCCAGGTCATATGCTAATCGTGGACGAGTTGAACACAGCCACTCAGTCCATGAGGCCATGTCTTCTCAGTCTGCTGAATGAGGGACGGATAGGCAGTACCTACCTGCATAGCAGTACGCTTCGGGTAGCAGCCATGAACCCTGAAGACTTCGCCCCTAACGCCATGCCACTTGAGGCTAGCATTAACAACAGACTGTACCACCACCAGTGGCAGTTGCCGTTTGATTCCTGGCTAACTGGAATGATGAACGGCGGGCAGTTTGAAATGCCGGAAGACTTCCCGATCATTGGTGACTACTCTAGTCACGTTCCGAAATGGTGTCGTCGTATCGGTTATCTATTACGTCGAGCGCCTGCTATTCGTAAGACTACTGAGGTTCCAGCAGACGAGCCAGCATTCCCTAGCCTGAGAGTATGGGAAGATCTTGCTCAGTGTCTGTCAGCAGCCGATAGCATTGATGCTCCAGGCGAAGTGAAGGCAGAGATTGCAGGCGGATTGGTTGGACGTGCAGCAGCAGCACAACTCATGGCTAGCGTAGCATCTAGCATGCTTTACGATGCGTCCGAAGTTGTCGATGGAAAGACAGCAATCAATTACGACAAGGCACGGATAGACCAACTCGTTTACCTGCCATGCGGTGTACTTGAAACACTGGCTGATGATCACGAGCCAGCCAGGGTAAGGCGGGCAGTCGATGTCCTCTTAGAAATGGGAGACAACGGACTGCTGGATTGCGTGAGCCCTGTCATATCTGACATCACTAGGCAGTATGACTATCAACTGGACCAGGACCACATGAACCAGTACGGCACGTTGCTTGCAAAGATGGGGGGTGCAGCATGAGCAAGCACGTTGCAAGCCTGATGTGGCGGGCAAGTAACAGACTGTATGAGCGAGCACCCTACCTCACCCATTTGTTTTCAATCATGGGACACAACATCACCAAGAGTGTAGACACAATGGCTGTTGATAAGTGTGGTCGGTTGTATATCAACCAGGAGTTTGCTGAGTCTATCAGCGTTGATCAATTCTGTTACTGCTTATTGCATGAGATGCTGCATATCGTGGCCAATCATGTTAAGAGATTCGATGATGTTGACGGATGTACTAAGCATGACCTCACCGTCTGGAACTATGCAGTAGATCTATCTGTTCAGCAGAAGTTAGCCACCGAGTACGGCGAGTCCGAACCTGATGGCATCATCACTATCGATGGCACTATCCCTGGCACTAACACCAAGTGGCTCGACGTTCCAGGCCTAGGTAGGAACATGACATGTGAGAAGTATTATGAATTAATACATCCACTCTGTCCTATTGGTGGCGGTGATGGTGGCAATCGCAATCAGGTTTTAGATCCTGCTAAGTCTGGCAGCAACAGCGGCGGATGCTCTCAGCCATATGAACTAACAAGCGATGGCACTCAGCAGAGTATGGTCGAGTCTCATGTATCGATGGTGGACAGGGACATGGAACGACAGATTGTAATGGAAGGTACTCTAGCCGGTGAAGTTAAGAAGGAACTGGACTGCAGGTTAAGACCACAGCCTGACCCATACCCCATCTTAACAAGAACGTGTGCTAGATCTGTGCGCTCACCACTTGGCCAGCCTCTGTCTACCTATCGCATCATGAACAGGAGGCAGCAGCCAGGACAGGCACGACGACGTGGCTTTGATTACATAGGTCCCGAGTGCAGCATCATCATAGACACGTCTGGTTCTATGCAAGGACTAGAGTCTCGTGCATTCACAGCCATTGCTCAGGGATTGAAGTCAGTCTCTAGCCCACGAGTCATAGCGTTTGATACCGAGATTCAATCGGCCAAGCGCATGACCTGTGCTAAGAACTTTGAGTTTGTTGGGTACGGCGGGACTGCTATGGACAAGGCAATCATAATGGAGGACGAGGAACACCGGCCCGATGCAATGGTTGTGGTGACTGATGGCATGACAGCATGGCCTGCGAAACCAACACGAGCACGGCTGGTTGTTGTACTCGTTGGAAGACTTAGGTCTAGACCTGTGCCAAGTTGGGCGAAGGTCGTTGACTGCAGAGAGGAGGTCATCAATGTCTGATCCTGCATGGATACTAATTCTAATTTGTTTCTACACTTACTACTGCACTGTGATTGAGAGGCGATAGCATGAAGACTAAAGTAATTAATAAACTAAAGGGAAAGACTATTGCTGACATTGAGTACGAGAACAGACCAATGGATGGCATAGGCCTAGGTGGCTACACTTGCATTAAATCAATCACCCTGGATGATGGAAGCAAGATCACGTTTGGTATCGGTGAGACGGAGCATTCGTACTCAGAGCCATGCTTCACGGTGCTAGGCCAGAGAGGAGGATTGTACCGTTGATAAATGTCACCACTTGCTACGGGTATGGCCGTCACTCTACCTCTAAGCAGACAGGTAAAAATACTGAGGGCGATCAGAAGGACAGGTGCTTTCAGTATTGGAAGGAACAGTTACAACCTCACGGTATAGAGTGGGGCGGATGGTTCTACGACAGAGCCAAGTCAGGCAGCAGCCGATGGGACGAGCGTGACTTCGGTCGATCACTCGCACTTAGGATGCGACCTAAAGATTGGCTGATCACAGACCACAACGACCGACTGTTCCGAAACAATCATGACGCATGGTACTGGCACGAAAAGTTTAGTGAACGTCAGATACATGTCCGCATGCTTAACATTCTCGGGACAGAGAACCTTGAGTTCCCCGAGGCTAACATGGTTAAGGGACAAGCATACCTAGCAGCACAGTATCAGAGGGACAACTGTTCTCGGAAAGAAATTAAACGTGTGCGTGGGTGCAAGGAAAAGGGTAAGCCGTGGTCTGCATCTGCCCCGCCAGGATGGAAGCGTAAGTTTGTGTCAGGTGAATGGGTGTTTAGATCCAACGATCATGAACGTGCAGTGATTGCTTTCATGCACACACTGTGGGAAGAGGGCATGAACATGGGACGCATAGCGCAATGGTGGTGCAGTGAAAAGCGTAAGGGTCGATACGACAATAAGCCAATGCGATCTATGTCTACTGCTGCAATAGTTAGATGGTGCATTCGAGCACGGATCATCAACTACCCACAAGACATAGGCAACCGTGACGAGTTCACTAAGAAGTGGACTGCAGGAGAACTAGGGAAGGTTCCCCTCAATTCCCCGTAGCCTATCAATTGCAGCACGTACTCGTTTGCTGATTGTACGGGGATCGCATCGCTGTTCATTGCTGAGTTGCTCAAGTGTTATCTGTTCTATCAGCCGATCCTCAAGCAGAGCACGGTCGTAAACAGTCATCAGCCTCAGTGCTCGCATGGCTCTGAGTTCCTGTCGAGTCCTCAATGCAGAAGGCTGAGGGTCTAAGATCTGCTCGGTGCATATGTATCGACCATCTTGTTTCTGCTGATTCAACACCGCTCGATAGAGGGCGTGTCGTATGGCCGATGAGAAGTATGTGGTTGGCTTAGACTTTGTCTTATTGTATGTGAATGCAGCCATGCACACTGCCACCTGGGCTACACTCTCCATGTCCACCCTCTTCATGGCTGGCCGAAGATCCGAGTTCCTCTTCCAGAACGTAGCGATAGTTGGCCTGATAAATATCAAGCATTCCTCTGCTAGTTTCTGCTGCCTCTTATTGAGCCGCCTCCCCATATCACCTACGCCTTCGGTAAGTTGTCTTCACCTGGGGGACGGGGCAGTTTCCGTCTGGACAATCCGGCTGAGGGCTGTCAATTGATGGACCCTCAATAATAATTGGAGGATGTATTAACTCTTCTAACTCCTCGTCCTCGTCAACGATTTCTTTTTGCAAGGACGAGTACGCAACGCACACTGCACCTGCTGCCTGTGCGTCAACGACAGGGACCTGCTGCTCATCAGCGGATAGAAGGGTGAGCCAGTAAACAATCCACCTCATCACAAACTCCTTGAGTGATCGACATAAGATTCATCTGGAGCATGGCGGTCATACACTGGCGTGGGTGCAGGCTCTGCGAACAGCATTAGTTTGAGTCCAAGGCCTGCAGCATTTCGTATCATGCGAAGGAATGGACGGTCTGTTACTACCCCCCTGCCAGACATAGACATGCCGATAGCAAACGCAAGTAGCAGAGCCACAATTAAATTTTTGTTTCGGTTATTCATTAGTCATCCATCCGTCATGATTGACAGGTCTCCATTTAAAAGCCACTGAACTAATAGCCCAGCAGTCACCGCTGGATAACATGCGTTCAACTACAGATCGCTCGGCCCAGAACACGCCATCGGGTAGATCATCTGGATACCTGGGTGCTGTGTACGTTATGTAGTCACCCCAAGAGTTAAGGATTGCAGCGCCCTCCGTGTCGAAGCGCACCCCAATACATCCCATTGCGTGGGACCAACGCCCTTGAGGACGAGCCCACGAACCCTCTCCTACAGTGCGGGTAAATCCTTGGCCCGAGCACATGAGGACGGGATGACCGCTGGTTACTGCAGCAACAAGTTCATCCCATGTCTTAACCTGTGCGACGTACAAGCACGGCTGCTTCTTAGCCTCATCATCCAGGCGACCATTGTCATCTCGTCCGCCGCAACCATACGCACCGTACTCGGCATCGAGATCAGTAGATTGTTTTGTAGTGTCAGCCGTGGGGTATTGCTTGCGCCATATAACTCCCCAATCTCGCAGCCATTTACTAACCGAGTAGCCAGTAGATCCAGGTGAGTAGCCAGCGTAATCTTTGTTACGTGCTTCGACCCTGCTACCACCATAGCAAGCAGCGGGGCTGGCCAAGAGTGGTGGTTCATCACGATCACCCGTCACATAATCTACGCATGCCGATGCATACACACAGTGGGCTGCGGCATGGCCAACACATGAACCAATGTTACCCTGGTTACTTGGCTCAAACTTGTGGCCGTAAACTTCACGATGACAGATGTTCATCGCTCGCCAAAGGTAGGTGTCTACATGATCAGCCCTGTCCATAACGTCAGGTGCAGCATCACTAAAGGTTGGCTTGTCTAGTGACGCAGCAAACTTACGAGCACCCTCTGGATCTGGTAGGTATCCATAGTTACTCACGTCCCTTGGTCGCAGAGATAGCGCCAGGAATAATGCAATGACAACAGTTAGTGCGAATGCTAATGCATCACGGTTCGGCTTGAACTGCGGCACGAGAGGCTTCTCCTATCTCACGGTAGCAGTTAATCCACTGCTTCCTCTGAGCGTCGGTAACAACCCCTCCTGAATTACCAAGTTTCTCATCAAGGTAGTCACTGACTAACTTGCGAACCCTTGGCTGTCTATCCCCTATTGATTCCCCTCTGCATAGAAACTCTCTGCTTCTTGTGCGTAGGCTATCGAATGCGGTAGCCGTCTGCATGCTTGGAGTTTCTAATCCCCCGTCGAACTCTATGACATCAGCAATCTCTGTGGCCATAGCCGCCAAGAGTTGTGCGTCTTCACTTGCAGTCTCACTTATGAAAGCACCACGAAGATCTAACTCCTGGTTGTACGGCACAGGCTCAGGCGCAGGCTCAACTTGTGCGGTGTTCATGTACACCACAAGTGCAGCAAGCCCAAGTGCTATGGCTATACGCGCTCTCACTCTTCACTCCCCTTCACCAGTGCTAAGGTCAGTATGTTTATTGCCTCTGCTTCATCAGCATCCAGGGCCTGAGTAGAGGCTAGACGCTGACGCACTACTTGCAAACTACTAACTGCTTCTATGTATCCGTGGTTCTCCACCTTCTTCTGCTTAGGTAGCGGAAGGAAATCGGCTGGGCTTTTCTTTACAGGCCAAAGCAATGTGACTGCAGCAGCAGCAATCAATATCCAAACAATCATGACAGATCAATTCTTATGAGAGGTAGCAGTGATTCAACAGCACCCGCTGCCAGTGAAAGCACGAGTGCTCGTGTTGCACTACGCATCAGAAACCATATTGGTTTGAGATACATAGGCACGACTCGATCAGCAAATGTATCGAACATGTATTCAACGAGCCTCAGAACCTCTGCCTTCTTGTCCACGCTAGGCATCTGCATTCTGTCTAGCAGTGTGATAGCAAGACGCATTCCGTCCAGGGTAATCGTTGCAAGTTCGGATACGGTCAGGCCGTCCTCAGCCTTAACCTTTACAGAGAAAACAAACTCTGAAATTTTATCTGAAAAATTTTTGTCAGGCATTACAAGTTACTCCAAATACCACCCTGCTTATGGGCTTGGTTGAGTCGTTGACAGCAAATGATTTCAATGCAGCAGCAGCCTTATCCATGTCTATATCCAGGCACTCGCAGCACTCACTGAAACTAACTAGCCCCAGGTTAGTGTCTGCCACCCAGTTCTTCGCAGCCCTTTTACACACCACATCTTCCTTGCGGTGCAATGCTTTGCGGCGAAAACTTGTAGCAGTCTGCACTAGTATGCACCCGCACAGCGCGCGCCACGCACCAGCAATCTCATCCGGTCTTCGGTCTGCGATTTGTTGATCGATAATCTGATCGAGTTGATCCATCCTTGGTTCCTTTAATCAGTTCAACCTTCCGTGTTAAATAAAACAGAGCCTTCTCGTAGTCTTCTAAAGTCTTCTCGTCATTAGACATGCCCTGTTCTCTCTTCTTGCCTGCTCGCCACAGATACTTAATGACCTGTCCATCTAGGTAATCAAACTCCTGTGCTATCGTGATGCACTCGACACCTGATGGATGCCAGTTGTAATGGCTTGGATGATTGACACTGTCCATAAGTTATTCCCCTCTGTACTTCATACTTACCGTTCCATATATCGCCCAGAAAATTGAATCGTGATCGTCTTCAATCGGGACAGGACACTCTTGCCGCAGTGCATGTACCCATTCCTCAATCAGTGCGTCGATCATTACCTGCTCTACGTCCATCGTTACTCTTATTAGCACTCGCTCGTCGTCTATTAAACACAGCCCGTGGAGCCCCGGCATTGCTTCGGCTGTCGGTGTCCTCACTACCACTGGTCGTTCGGTCGGAAAGTTCTTGCGCAGCCAGCGCACTACGCGCTTGAACCTCGGTGTCGTTTGCTCGTTCGTAGGCATGTACTAACCTCGATAAGTCCTCAAGCCGAATGGTCAACATCCATCCGTTGACCGACCTGTTCGGCCTGTGCATAACTACTGGAGCCCGACGACCGGATTGCCTCACGGCAGTGGCTAAAGCCCGTGGAACATTGAGTTTTTCTACCCGCTTAATCTCCCAAAATATGTCCGGCGTTTCCGTCACCTCAATGTCAGGAGAGTTGCCGTCTGTCCAGCCCGAGTGTTGCTGGGTTCTATGACATTGCCAACCAAACCGTTCTCGGAGTTCCTTGCAGGCTAACAACTCCCCGACCTTTCCCTTCCGATTTGAATTTGGCATGTCAATCTTTCAGTAAGGCCAAGCAGGCGTGTTCTTTGTGCGGTCCTCTATAAATTTTTCGGGTATCGGACAAACGTCGTAAGCGAGCGCCCTCCGTCCCGTGAGCGAAGCGAGTTTGTCGAGGTCCAAGTATCCATCCTCTTCGAGTTTCGCCGCCAAGACCGCGCCTTTAGGAATCTCTCCGTATTCAGGAAGGCGGTCATGAATCGCTGTGTGACACCTGGAGCACACGGCTGTGTAATTTTCTTCACAATTTTTTCTACCTGCTCCGCCGACGATGTGATGCAACTGGAGAGTACGTCCTGGTTTGTTATCCGGCCAATGACATATCGCACACCTGTTGTGCAGCAACATGTAATCCTGTGGAGAAAGTTCCTCATCACTCTTCTCCCCCTTCAAACGATCCAACTCGTACAAATCCATCTTCGCACCTCGCATATTGCTCGTGACTTTGACGCAGTCCGAGCGCGATACGTTTACACTCTTCACTGAAGACGGCGACTGAGGTGCTTCTGGACATCGAATGTGTGCAACATGCAAATAGGCTTGTCGCGACTCGTGAATTTCTATGAGACTCATGCACATAAACATTTACCTGTAACTGATCTTTGTCTTCTCTTCGCCAGTTACTTACCGAGCACCAGCCAAGCACCTCTGGACTATCCGTAGGTGTGTACGCATAAGAAATAATTACGATGCGATCATCGTCACTTAATTCTTTTGATTCGATTCTTTCAAACATCTGTTGCGATTCACTGTGCGGGTTGCACAACAAACCACACTGCCTTGCTACATGCCAAGGCAACTCGCCTGCAAAAACTGTATTGATGTTCAACATTTAATTTCTCCGTTGCAGAAACAGGCAGCGCTAACGTCGAGTTCATCCCTTAAACCCAGGTGCAACGCTGCCTGTCCCCGGCAAATTAGAAGTTGGTCGCGAAATCATCTGATGATTCTTGTGACCGCTGTTGCTGCATATCTTTCCAGTTAACCCAACCGTTGTTGGGAAGCCAATCACCAGTGGCCTTGTCTTTCCTCTTAGGGAAAAATCCATGACCATCTTTTCTTCTGCCTAGTGCCAGCGATGCACCGCTGGACATGCACTTCCACTCGAAGAATGTGTAGTCACCATTAGTCCTGACTACAGGGATGATGTCTGTCCCCCCTGTCATTCCACATTCCTTGCCGCATGACAGAAGTTCTGCCATCTCGGCCATGTTGCTAAACAGTTCCTCTGCTGTCTCACCCTCGACCTGTACTGTGAAGTTGCCGATAGTTGCTTTAAGTTGTTTCATTTAAATTCCTTTCGTAAAAAAACTTTTGCTGGTTTTATTTTCCCTGCTTGTCAAGAGCAGAGAACTTCAGATACGCAGCGCGGTTAGTGTGCTTGCACCCCATCCCTTCCGAAGACAGGGATCTGCCTCCGGTTGGGTAAGCCGTGCTCGCCTTATGCAGGGTCTTCGGATATGGACCAGGACGCTGGGGCTTAACTACTAGATCAACTACTAGCGCGGAGCCTGGAGTTTCGTGCGAACAGAGGGCTACTTATGCGGATACCGCTCCTGCTTATAGGCAGGCTTTGTTTATGCTCGATGTTTTTTTATTTCTAAACCGCAGTAACTTATCGAGTAAATTAAAACTGCGTGATCAATCTGTATTATCTCCGGCGTAGTTTCTCTGAGCCCAGGAATGTCTCCACGTTCTCCTTCAACTTGCCGTCCTTCATGTGCTTGACAACCGCTGGTAAATACCACGGTGCTTCGGCATGTATCTTTTTGAATGTCCGTCCTTTGAATTTCCCGTAAGGCATCCACCACGGATTCCATTCCTTCCTTGTGTTCTTTCCTTCAGCGTCAGCCAGGGTGTCCCTCTCGTAGGCAGTGACACTTCCCTTGCCCAAGATCCCTGTCGTTCGTTGCAGGGCGTGACGCTCTCGCATGGCCTGCTCTTGAGCCATTGCCTTGCGCTCGGCTTCTAAGATTGGATCTAATTCCTCAGCACTAATTGTTTTGCCAAGCCGCTCCACCTTTGCACGGACGCGACGGAGTAAGTCTGGCTTCTCTCCTGGCAGCATGGCATCAATGGATGTCTTCAGGTCATGCGACCGACTCGCATCAGTCAGATCGAACACCTCAAAGAATGGCTTCTCGCTTGCAGCAATCGCAGCCAGCCTCTCCTCCTTGGTCTTACATCCCTTGATCACATCCTTCGGGAACAGGCGTGTCCCTCGTCCGAAGACCTGACGATACAATTGCGACGAAGCACAGGGTCTGGCAATGAAAAGTTTTTTAATCCTAGGTTGATTCCAACCCAGAACAAGCATGCCTACATTGAGGATCACATCTACCTGCCCACTTGAGAACATGTATATGTTTTGTTGCACCTCTTCTTCAGTCATGTTGCTATGTACTATGCCCGCGCTGATGCCTCGCGTAGCCAAGTCTTCACCCACTAGGGTTGCATGTTCTATGCTGGCGCAGAAAACAACAGAGGCTTCACCCTCCCAGAATTTTTCTACTGTCATACCAACAGCAGCAACGAGTGACTTTTGTTTCATCACCCTGTTAATTGCAACACCATTGAAGTCACCGCTCAACGTCTTCTTAACTGAACTAAGATCAAGATCATCAAGCACAACAAGACGTGACCTACAGTCAGCAAGGTAGCCGTCATCCCTGCCCTGTACCCAATCGTAAGTAAAGGCAGGGGGGCCATAGTGATCCCTGATGCACAAGTCTTTGCCGTCTGGTGGCGTTGCCGTCATGGCTACGATCTTCGTGCCACTCTCCACCAACTTGTCCACGAAATCCATGTGGTACTTCGTGAAGTTAAGATGCGCTTCATCTATTATGCATAGATCAAATCGACCTATGTGTTTGTCTTGCCTGCTAAGGATTGTGTCGATGCAACCTACGACATTTTTCTCAACCGTCTTGGCATCTGCCATCTCGATACCCACTTCCATACCCCAAGCAGTCAATCGTTCCGCTGTTTGAAAAACAATTGGCCTGCGAGGGGCATAGAAGAGGCAACCCTTATCCCATTCGTGAGACATCAACATC